TCTATAAAAATATTTCTAGCTTTGACAGTTTTCACATAATTACAAATAAAAGCTCTATCCCAAGAATGTGCAAACATCTGCAAAAACTTAGCTTTTATACCGCTTTCCCATATAAATGATTGTGAATAATTTTTCTGTATAGTTTTTTCCCAAATTTCTTTTCCAATTTTTACTTTTTGTTCTCCTTCTTTTAATACACGTTCAGTACCTGGTTGATAATGCAAATCACCATTTTCATATTGTTGAATCATCTTGTAGCATTCATGACTATTAGGCAAGCAAAATATTTTTGCAATAACCTCTTTTTCATTTAAATTTAAATTTGATGCTTTTCTAATACCTTTACTAAATTGTGATGCTTTATATCTAGGAACAGTTTTTTGTTTTCTTGATTCAAAAACTCTATAAGCCCACCCCTTTTTATAACCTAATATTTTCGCAACCATTATTAATTCTTCTAAAGTTTTTGCTGATCCAATAAGTACTCTTTGTTGTTGTTTTTCTGTTTCTGCCTGTTCTTTTCGCTTAAGTTCCTCTAATTCGCCTTCTTCTTGCTTAATAAACCTTTCTCTGTTTTCTGCTTCATAACCACAAACAGGACAAACTGGTGTTGGTTTGTATGTAGCAAAACATTTCTTGCAAGTTTCTACATGAGGTGCAACTTCTCCTTTTTTCTTTTTCTTTTTTTGCGAATGTAATGACCATTCTCTTATATCATCAACAAAACCATGTGTTCTGGTGCTATTGACATGATCTAGAATTATGGCTGTTTTACCTTCTTTTGGTCTAAGAACTCTTCCTACTTGTTGTAAATATAACCCTTCAGATTTTGTTGGTCTAAGGAGAATTGCTGCTGATACATCTGGAACATCTGTACCTTCTGATATGACATCAACAGATGTAAGAATTTGTATTTTTCCATTTCCAAGTCCTTTAATTGCTTTATCACGATCATCAACCTTCATCTCGCCATGAACTATAGCAGCTTTATAACCTGCATCTTTAAATTTATTACAAACTTCAGTTGCGTGTTTTATAGAAATACAAAAAGCAATTGCAGGTAAACCATCAGCGTGTTTCTTATATTGTTGAACTGCATCGCCAATAATATCTACAGTATCAATTTGTTTTTCTAATTCTTTTTTCTGATAATCTCCACCTAAAGTTTTTACTTTATCTAAGTTAATTTTTAGAGGTGGTGCAAATACTTTATATGGAGCTAGATATTTATCCTTAATTAATTTTGCTACACCTGGACCCTTAACTAAGTCATCAAAATAATCAGCTAGTCCCCTGCCATCAAGTCTTATTGGTGTAGCAGTACAACCTATTTTATACGCCTCCTTAAAATGCTCTATTATTTTTTTCCAACTACCTGCTGCTGCATGATGTGCTTCATCAATAATTATATAGTTAGGATTAAATGTATTTTTAACAAGTCTTCTTACTAAAGTTTGAACCGATGCAATTTGTATATTGTTAGTTGACTCTTTATATTTTGCAGCAATAACTCCATGATTTACTCCAATAGCTTTTAATTTTTTTGAAGCTTGATCTATAAGTTCTCTTCGATGAACAAGTATAAGAACATTCTTTTCATTATCAGAAATAGCTTTTGATATTGCAGCAAAAACAACTGTCTTACCAGCTCCAGTTGGCATTACTAATAAAGGGGATTTTTTTCCTTTTGTGTTGAAGGAATATCTCAAACTATCTATTGCTTTGATTTGATAACTTCTTAACTGCATGAGGTTGCACGAGATGTTTTAAGGGTATATGATACGACAAGAAACGACAAGTCTTTTATTTATAAATGGACAAAAAAGAATTAGTAGATCGTTTATTACTTCATGTAAGAACAGACAATTATAAAGGTTTTTGTTCTGCTGTTGATAGTGGCTTTCTAAAATTTGGAGAAAAAGAACTTTACAAGATAATGACTAGTGATTTACTTAAACATATCTGTGATTGTAATGAGCTTGATACTTTTCTTGGATGGGGAGACAAGCTTTACAATGATGGCTTTGATAATTGGAAGGACAGGATAGAAAAAGATGTATAAACCCCTTGTAATGAGCAATGCAGAATATCACGCAAAGAAAGACTACGAGTCTTCTAGTAGTATTCGTGATGCATTATCAAATCCTAAGAAATATATATTCCGTAAAACGCATGAAACTGTTCCTACAAAAGCAATGGAAGAAGGAACTGCTGTGCATACATATTTCTTAGAAAATGATTTATTTAAGAAAAATTATGTATTTAAGCCAAAAGCATTTAACGGCAGAACAAAAGAAGGCAAAGAATGGATGCAAGAACATGGTCATCTAAATATATTGTCTGCTGAATGGGAAGAAAATCTCATACAGATGAATCACAACTTTTTAAACAGCCCTGCAAAATTTATATACGATAACGATGGATTAGCAGAATTAAGCTATTTTTGGGAAGATTTATACAAAATAAAGGGTAAATGTAGACCTGATTGGCTATCTAACGATGGAAATACAGTTGTTGACCTTAAAACGACACAAGATGCGAGTCCTAAAGGTTTTCAAAAATCTATAGCAAATTTTGGTTATCACATTCAATGTGCCTGGTACTTAAGAGGATTAAGAAAGCTAGATGTACCTGCAAAAGAATTTATTTTTATTGCAATAGAAAAAACAGCACCATATTGTATTGGAGTTTATCGAGCGGATGAGGACATGATTAATGCAGGGATGAGTGAAGTAGAAAAATCATTAGAACTTTTAAGAATATGCCAAGAAACAAAATTATACCCTGACTACACACCGACCATCCAAGATATTAGTCTTCCTCCCTGGATGACTAATAAAAAGGTCACACCACAAAACTATCAGGAGATTGAACTTTACTAATGAAAATCGAATTCGATTACAAACAAGGAGAGTGGATACAACTAAAAGCGTATCTTTTCCCATACCTTCACAAATCAGAACTTGTTCAAGATTTTGTAAAAAAGGTAAATACAAAAACCAGATTGAGGTCTACTAAATGACATCTGAAATCACAAAAACATCTATAGAGAGCGAGTCTTCTATTTATCACAATGCTGATAGTTTTGAGTTTGCACAAAGACAAGCAAAAAGTTTAGCAGATTCACAACTTGTACCAAAACAATATCAAGGCCAACAAGGTTTACCAAATTGTTTAGTAGCACTTGAGATGAGTAAAAGAATGCACCTTAGTCCACTTACTGTAATGCAAAATTTAAATGTTATACACGGCAAACCTTATTGGAGCGCACAATTTATTGCTAGTACCATCATGTCGTGCGGAAGATTTTCTAACTTTGATTATTTAGTAAAAGGTGAGGGCGAAACATTAGAAGTACAATGTATTGCTACAAGGCTTGAAGATAAAAAACAAGTTAAAGGCACAACAGTTTCTATGCGTATGGCAAGACAAGAAGGGTGGGCTGCAAGAAACTCAAAATATGCCTCAATGCCAGAATTAATGCTTCGCAACCGAGCTGCAACTTTTTTTGGTAGACAATATATTCCCGACTTGTTATTAGGTGTGCAAACATCTGAGGAAGTGGTAGATATAGAGTCAGAACCTATCAATGTATCCGAGTCCCAGGTGCAGGTAGAAAAAATACAGGAGGATGACAATGACCTCGATTTCTAAAGACGAATTTATCACAAGCGTGGAACTTGCTGAACGATGGCGAGTCCATGCAGATACTGTTGAACGATGGCGAAGGCAGGGCAAACCCCCTTCTTTCTATTCGATTAATGGAAAGATCCTCTATAAGGTGGCTGAGATAGAGGAGCTTGAACTAGCCAAACGTCAAAATTCTAATTTAAAAACATGACACTCGAATTACAATTAGCTGTTTTTAGACAAACAGATGCTGATAATCAAAACTTCTACAAAGAAAAGTTTGATCAATCTAAAAACTATCCTGATTACAAAGGAACTGTAAAAGTACCTGTAGGACAAATCCCAGAACTAATTTCTTACCTTAAAAATGCAAAACCCGATAATGATGGTTATGTAGGAGACTTCATACCATTAAGAGCATCAGGTTACACAAATACACCTAAGAATAATCCAAATGGTAAAAAATTCCTTGCATTGAAGATTGAGACAGACTATAAAAAACAAAAGGAGATTTATGAGTCTGGTACACCATCAGCAAGTCCTGTTGATGCACCTCTCGGCTCAGACGAAATCGATTTTTAGCATATGGGGCAAGATCCACCTGCCAGTTTTCCAGGTTGTCTCGCTGCTTTTTTGTAATCTTGGGAGCCATGACCCTCATACTCCTAGTAAACAATTTTACAAATGATATTAAAAGTTCTCATCGAAGATTTAGTGGTGGGTCTAGGGGGTTCTTCTTGGTTGCCTCCGAGTATTAAGCCACTAAATAAGCTGACATGATCTGTAAGTCCTCAATTTTTTATTATGGCAGAAACACCTAAATCAGTAATTAAACTACGAAGACTTCGAGAAAAAAGACTTTTATGGCTTGAAGAAAAACTTGATAGAGATATTCGTGGTTATGATCACATTGTTCAATATCGAGATAACCATACTGCTTATTTAAAGTCTGATTGGGTTGATGAAAATATACAAATTATTATTATTAAACATAATTACGAGGTAAACAAAGTAAGAAACATGAAAATTAAAGACTTTAAAAAATGGGAAAGAGAGGACGTTGACAATGAAATCAAATAACTTTCCTGATAAAGAATTGCTTGATATGCCACCAGATATGGAAGGTGTTACAAGACCTGAAAAAGATAAGAAAACTAAGAAATTTACATTTATTGTAAATGGAGTTGGTAATGCACCTATGAAACTTACTACCTATGCAGAAACTGAGGCGAAAGCAGCAAAATATATTAAAGCTAGGTGGGGAGATTGTAACTATAGGATAGTCAAATGAATAAAATTATTTTCCCAAAAGACCCATATAGAGGACAAATATATTGGGACATGAAAACTAAAATTATTTTTGAATATTGGATACCAGATGACGATGCACCTGTAGAAGTCAAAGCAAAATGGATGGCACTAGATTTTCAACAAGAATGTGTTGCAGGTTTGTTTTCTCAAAAAGGCAAAAATAAATATTTTGCATATAACAAACTTATTGATTTTTTTGGTTGGACAGACCAACAGATAAAAGATTTAATTAACGCATGACAACAGAGCAAAAAATCGCAGCAGCCACTGCTCGCATTAAAGAATTAGAAACACTTATTAAATTATGGAAAAACAGGAAAAGTTTGTAAAAATGACCTCATACACAAAATGTAAAAAATACGAAGGGTCATTAATTAAATGCCCTGAGTGCAACCATATAGCTCGTGTTTATCATTTAAGTTGGTGTGCATTATCTTGCGTGAAATGCAAGAAAGCTAATCTTAAAATTAATTGGCTTATAAAAAAACCTTAATCTTCATAAGTAATTTGTAAAAATCTTGTATATCACACATTTAGTCTGCAAAGGACAAATCGGAGTTAACCCGATATATTATGGACTAACAGCAAAATTCAGACCTTGGTTTTACGATGGAAAAAAAGTTTATGTCGGTAGATTATATGAGACAAAATCAGAAGCAGAAGACGCAGCAGCAAGACTTAGGACAAATTGTTTGTTGCGGTAATCATGTTTTTAGAGTTATAAATGGTAGAAGATATTGGATCAGCACACCTCCTAATGGTTACGAGGATAAAATTTGGGTTAGATAATGGCTTCTCTTAGATATCATGCAGGTCGCATGGTTCTATATGAAGAAGAGCCAAGTGTTTGGCGAGTAAAAATAAAAACGAAACAAGGAAAAATAAATTTACCGTTAAAGGCAAAAGAGTTGGAACCTGCACTTATCGAAGCTGAATATTTATATGCAGATGCAAGATGTTTAAGTAGAAATCATCCAATATGTATTGAATGTATACATTGGTTAGTTGTAAAATCTGAATGTGGTTTGGGAATGCCAGAGGGGAAAGCTACTGGGGGGGTGTGGGCAAAGGATTGTGCTTATTTTTGGGAGAACAAGATTTAGCATTTAATTTATCAATATGATCTCCAGCTTGATTTATAATTTTTGTTAATCTAAAATTTTCCATAGCAAAAGCACTTATTAAGTCAGGTATATCATCAGGATCGATATAATTAAACACTTCTCTTAATATTCTTTCTACTTCAAATTCTTCCTCCATAGAAATATTTGCCATTACCCAAGGTTCAATTTTACGTCTTTTTTTAGCTTGTTTGTTAAACCAACCTGACCAAGGCATTTCAATTTTCATTAGAGTGTCCTCCAACCTAACAATAACTAAATATTCTTAAAAGTCTAGTTATTCCTTATATACTGTGCTTTTCTATCTTCTATTGTTTGTTCTGGATATTGAATTGTATGCCAAACGTGTTCACAAGTAAAACATAATCTTCTTCTGATTATGATATGTTCCGAGTTTCTATCAGATTGAATAACTTTTTGTCTTGTTAAACTATTGCACTTTGGACAATTTACAAAATTTAATCGATGCATCTGTAGATTTGTATGGTTTTTTATCTTACTATATAAATAGCTATTAACAACAATTATGCCTGGACATTACGGAACAGGAATGGGTAAGAAAAAGAAGAAAAAGAAAGGCGGTAAAAAGTAATTACCTACCTGGAAACAAAGCTTTTTCTAACGCATCACAAAGTCGGTTATCAACAGTATTATCGGTTTTATTAACCATAGCTCGTACTATATCAAGTGCGAGTTTTTTTATTGCTTTTCCACGAAGAAAAGCAAATAAGATCGGTTCAATAATTTTAAGCATTGTTTTTTTTAAATTGCTAAATTTATAATAGCTCCTACCTCACAATAAGAGCTATAGCCTCTTCTCCTGGTCATAAAGGAAGAGGCTATCTTCTTGGCTTAATTTCTACAACTGCCAGCTCTACTTCCTTTAGTCGATGAAACACTTCTTTCATATCGTCATGCATATCATCAATTTTTGTACTCAATAATTCTATAGCTGTAGTGTTACGGACAAGATCATCTCTTGATTGCCTACCACGATAAGAAATAGATCCTACAGATACAAAACAAGCTGTCATTAACGCCCCACCTACTGCTGCAACTACCTCTACCACTTTACGAGTCCTCGATCTATGTCTATTATACAGAAAAACCCTATGGAAAAAGAAAAACCTAAAGATATATCAGAAAAAGAAAAACAATTAGAAGATGAAAAGCCTGACTATCAGGAGAAAATCACCTTTTTAATTTCTACTGTTGCACAAGCATTTATTCTTGCTTGGTGTTTATTAGTGTTATCTCTTGGATATATTAAATTGCCAAATAGACTGTTTGGTATAGATATACCAGATCAGCCTCGTGTCGATTCGACCTTTGCAGCAGGTTTGCTTGGGAACATTCTGGGCGGTCTAGGCATTTCGGTTAACGCAGCACAAGGAGCTAAGAAGAAAAAGAAAGAAGAAGGAAACGGTAATAATGGTAACTCCTCTGGTAGCGTTAGTACTATAATAATAAGACAGCCTCTTGAGATCGTCACATCAAAACCTGACGTTATTAAAGTTGACCCTAATTCTTCAAAAAAATGAAAAAATTTCTACCTTTGATTTTACTAGCACTTCCAACAGCTAGTTTTGCGGATATTTCTCATTCTATTCAATCAGTGGCAAGCGTCACAACAGTTCCAGCTAGTGCTACATCTGAACGTATTGGGGCTTCAATAAGTGTCGCAGGTACAAACGTAACACCAAAAGCAAACACTGTAGCTGGTCAGATAGGTTCTCTTGATTTGGCTGATGCTGGTATTACTAATGGTGTTCCTACTGTTGACTACGATACTAGCTTCAATGTTGTAAACACTGGAGATGCGTTTTCGGCAAGTGAAACATATATCCAAGCTGATGCCGTGCCAAGCTTATTGTCAGCGACAGTCACTTCGGGTGTGGTTCCATCCTTGCCTCTTTTGGGCAAGAATACGGTAGTGTCAGGTGGCGATCCTGGTTCTGTAGCAATCACAATGGATAGCGGACAAGCACTAACAGTTAACCTTGCTGATATGGGTGCTGGTACTACAGCTACATTGCAATCAACTATTACTCTTGGCCTTGATTAATGAAATGGTTGTTATTTTTATCCGTTGTCTTTTTTAGTTCATATGCCAAAGCTAATACTCCACAGTTTTCTGCAAATCAATTGCAAAGCAATTCTAAAAGTATTAGTAAAATAGATGAAGTTATTATTACTGAAAACTATAACTCAGGTTATGCGTACTCAGTTACAGGTAATAATATCAAGATCAAAGAAGGCACAATTATATCTCCCAATGCAACCTATACAACAAGTCAAAATACAGGTAATGCAGGGGTAGTTAACTTTCAATGGATAACACCACAACTAACAACCAAACCAGAATGGGTCATAGTAAACGAAGGAGAAGCTTTCAGCCTGACCGAAAATTTCATGGCTCCTGGTTTAGACGCAGTTTCAATTATAAATCGCACACAAACAATAGAAACTACGCAAAACTCTATAACCTTATTTCAATAGGATTACTATTTGCTAGTCCTGTTTATGCCTCGACCACCATCTCCTCGCCTAGCAGCAGTACTCAGTCCACAGTGGTCAATCAAGGATTCCAGAGTATAAGCGGATCTTTCCCAACTCATAGGTATAGCAATGGCATTCAATGCCAAACTCCAACAGTAAGTTTTAATCCTTTCATTACAAAAGGAGAATATTACAATACGCCAAGAAGTACTGTTTCAAAAACAAACATATATAATCAAGCTAAAGATACAGAAACAGGACAGCTAACTAATCCAGGGCAAATACTTTATGTTGAAGAACAGGAAAGGTTAGATCAAATAAATCATAATTTTTCTTATGGAGCTACTTTAAGTTTTCAAGTACCACTTGGAAAACGATTTAATGATGAGTGCTTAAAAGCAGCCCAAACATATAGAAAGTATCAAGAGTTCCTATTAGATGCCAAGCGTTTAGAGGTCAATCTCAATCGTGCCAAGCTTTGCTCGACTATGCTAAAGGAGGGTATAAAATTTGTAGGTGAAGATGCAGTTTCTTGTCGCAATATTGTTTTAACTACGATTCCAAATCAAGTTTTACCTCATACGCACCAAATTCCAAAAAAATAACCCTCGACTAAATATGTAGTTCTGTTATTTTTCCAACTTTACTTAAGTTTTTGTATTTTTTACCATTATCATTAGCAAACGATTTATAAGGACCATTAGCGTCTACATAATGAAAAAAAGATTGTATAAATAATTCTCTGTTTTTTGATACTAAAGGAAATCTCCAGTGTGGTCTTTCACAGCCAAGATATGCAACACCATCTCCAACTGTTGTTATAAATCCTTTAGTGTTGTTGTTTTTATCTTTAAAAAACAAAGGCCAATCAATACTAGATTTTAAATTTAAAGAAACACTATACTCACAACTAGGTCTATCAATATGCGGTTTCAAAAATGAGTTATTAGTGTAGATTGTTGTAAACCAATATGTCGGCAGTAATTTTACTTTTGATGTACCCTCAATTATTATTTTTACTTCCTTCATAAGATTCTTCATAAAAACTGGTTTATATAAAGCCCAACATAAACCTCTTTCTTTATTAAGAATAGGTTTATCGTTTTTTATTAAATCTAAAGTTTTTTGTGCTAATAATTCTGCATCATCAACACTAATAATATTATTTAGTTTTAAATATCCATCAGTTATTAGTCTCATCTTTCTTTTTTCTTCTTTGTCAGCTTCTTTATAATATTTTTTACTAGGGGTTTGACAATATTAAGTAGTAATGGAGTAGTGGCAGCAACAGAAGCAATAACAGCAGTAGATACAACAACACTAGCTGTCGGTATGTACTGGTCAACAAACGGTACTTCTTCCCAGATTGCATCACAGGAACCCTCCAATAGCCCACGTTCATATTTTACCAGCCTTTCTAATCTAAGCTCATTACGCCAATCCCCAGGTCTATATGGTGCGTTTTTTGGAGGACAAGGTGCTAATTCGATTTCTTCCTCTTCTTCTTTTTGCCCTAAATTAATATTTACTCCACTTGCTTTTGGTTGAAAATTATATGTACCTTCTGTCTCTATAGTATCCTGTGCATCGTAAACAATAGGTCTAAATGTTTTAGCTTTTGGCTGAGATTGAATTGGTTGTGTATTACCACTGACTACCTGTCCATTAGGACAAGTAGCATATGCCTTTCTGCCATGAAAAATAATAGTTGGGTTTTGTGATATTTTTAAATCCCTATCTATAAAACTACAAGCAGGGTTTTCCCCTACTAATACAGTCTCAGGTACAAAAGGTGTTTCTGGAATATTTACTTTTGGAATTTTTATCTCAGGTATCTTAATCGTAGGCATCTCTTTTTTTTAATACTTCTACTTCTGAAAAACAAGTAGGACAACTTAAATTAGTTCTTACAGAATACTCAGGATATAAATTACCCATAGATTCATCAATATCAATATCACCACCTAATACAAGTTCTGTATCACACCAAAAACAATTCACAATTAACAATCGTTGAAATCAGAGGCCATATTACCTCCTATCTTACCGCCTTCTCTTCTTGCTGTGTTAGTTGCAAATCCAGATAAGAACCATCCGACAATAGGTACATTAGACAGTGTAGATGCAAGTCCTGTTCCTGTAGCTACTGATGTTCCAATAAGTTCTCCTGTAGATTCCCCTTTCGCTCTTTCTTTTATACAAGCTATTTGCTTTGCTGTAAGCTCACCATTATTAACAATAGTTACATCCTTTTCACCAGCTATCCTTTGAGTTTCTTTTATGACATAAGACTTGCTTGCACCTAAGAACCCTGCTGGCTTTCTTGTATTTTCAATGGAAGCAATAATCCTTGGGTCGTGCATACGGTGTCTTATCTTATAGCTATCTTTATCAGCTTCAATTTCATATGTAGAGTATTTGCTTACAGGTAAATCAAAAATTGGTAAATTTGGTTTCTTACTTAAAAGGTTAATTGTATAAAAGTTGGAAGCAACAAAGACAGTTCCAAGTCCTATTGATACTCCTTTTATGATATTGCTATTCATGTAGGCTTAGAGTTTAGGAAGAGATTTAGTAGGTATAGATGGTCCTGTAACATCAGGTAGACCTTTATCTAATACCTTTGGCATCAGCCCAGATACGTTACCCATAATCTCCTTCATTACCTGGGATTTAAAATTTTCACTCGTTACATACTTGTAACCGAAGTACGCTCCACCACTCATGGAGGCTACCATGATAAAAGAGACAATACTTAAAACATTAGCGATCTTTTGAAACATGATTAAATTTGCGATACTTAAAGCACTTTCATTTACAAGTGTGCTTGTGTTACTACTAATTGTAGCTCTGTCACCTTTATACGTCACTATGAGTTTAATGACAAGGCAAATGACAACAGAAACTAAGTAGCTTTTTTTCTTCGATAAAATCTAGTTTTACAAGCGTTAGAACAATATTTTCTTCTTTGTTCTGTGGTAGAGAACATTTTACCGCAGCATCTACACTCCTTTTCTATTATTTCGCAGAAGACTTTTTTTCGTTTTCTGCCTCTGCTCTATCTGCTAAAACGTGTTTAAGACACATAATTTCATCACGACAATTATTAGCTAACTGAACCGCTTGCTCTTGTTTAGTTTGTAAAAATTGAATATGCTGTTTTAATTCTTCGTCTGTTTTACGAGCCATGTTAATAATGAGTTTCACTCAATGTAACATCAGGTAATATAAAAGTAAATAATAATTTTAATGAAAGAATTTATCCAAAACCTACCTGTTCTTAATGCTACTGAATTAAAAATAATCAATAAATATGTTGATACTTTAGATTTTAATCCTAATACTGTTTTTGGACAAGAACAAAGTACAAGAGTTGTACCAAGTGTAAGATCAAGTACTGGCAGTTGGATGCGGGAAGATGTTGCAGCTACAGCTTTACTACATGAAAAACTTAATAACGCTTTATTGTTGTATAGAGATAATCTTTTAAAAAAAGATCTTGTTTTAAATAATTGGCCTCTAATTGGTGGTAATGGTACAAGTTCAAACAGGGAGGAAATACAAGTTTTAGAATACACATCAGAACAAAGATATAACTGGCATTTTGATACCTGTACTGACCCAAGAAGTTCTTTTTACTACCGTAGTACTTCTATTGTTCTTTATTTAAAAGATGATTTTGAAGGAGGAGCTACAAAATTTAAAATGCTTCCGAAAAAAGACTTTAGACCTAAAGCTGGAAGGGCATTATTTTTTCCATCTAATTGGTGTTTTACACATTGTTCAACACCTGTAATATCAGGCAAGAAAAGAGTCGCAGTGACTTGGTACTACTGTCAAGATCAAACCGTTATTTAACTACCTGCTTTTAATGCGGCTACTTCTGCTTCAAGAATCTCTACTTTTGTAATTAATTCTTGTATTGCCCTAGCGGAAACAGTAATTATCCTGTTTGGATTAACACCTTTAGATCCTTTTGCAGTTTGTGTATTGCCATCGCTATCAGTATATTCTACGTCTGCAACGTCAATTACAAAACTACTATCAACAGCCTCAACCTCTTGAGAAATAACTCCACATTGAACGCTTCCAGTTTCTGGCTCGCCAGCTTTCCAATCAAAGTCTCTAAATTTTAAAGCTTTGATTGCTGCGATTGCATCATAAGAAGTATCAACTATATTTTCTTTTTTGTTTACATCTGATGGCCACCAGCTAACACCCCAAGCTCCGTAAGTTGTACCAATTTGTAAATATGCAGTTCCAATACCAATAATACTCGTTACGTTGCTTGAATATATTCCAGGTCCTTGTGGTCCTGTAGGCCCAGGTCCACCAGTAGGCCCAGGTGGGCCTGACGGTCCAGTAGGACCTGTTGGCCCAGCAGGTCCTTGTGGCCCTGTATTTCCTGTTTGACCAGTAGGTCCAGTTCCTCCTGACGGTCCTGTTGGCCCTGTTGGCCCTGTCGGTCCTGTCGGTCCTGTACTGCCTGTATTTCCTCTAGGAATTGTAAATCTAAAGCTAGCATTAGATGATGAACCGAAATTTTGTACTAAAGCATTAGATCCAGCAGATCCTGTGACTGTACTGTGAACGCTAATAGTAGCTGCTGAACCAGTAGGTCCTGTTGGTCCTGTTGGTCCTGTTGGGCCTGTACCCGAAGGCCCAGTGGGTCCTGTGGGTCCTGTTGGGCCAGTGGGGCCTGTCGGTCCAGGTGGGCCATCTCCTCCAGAATCTCCAGAACCACCCGCAGGGCCTGTCGGTCCTGTAGCTCCTTGGGGACCTGTTGGACCCGTTGGGCCTGTGTCTCCTTTTGGGATTGAAAAATCAAATGTAGCAGCAGTAGAGGAGCCAGAGTTTGTGACGGTTGCATTACTACCAGCAGGCCCAGTAGACACCGTACCAATTGCGATAGTTGCAGAAGTTCCCGCAGGTCCTGTTGGTCCTGTTGGTCCTGTTGCTCCATCATTTCCATCAGAGCCATTACTACCAGCAGGTCCTGTCGGTCCAGTTGGCCCCACAGGTCCAGTTGGCCCTGTAGCTCCGTCTGCTCCGTCTGCTCCGTCTGCTCCATTAGTTCCGTTACTACCCGCAGGTCCTGTGGGTCCAGTAGGCCCAGTAGGCCCAGTAGGACCTGCCGTATTATCAACCCAATCGAGTCCACCCGATCCATCAGTTTTTAAAACTTGATTGGCCGAACCTGTATCATCTGGAAGGGTTAATGTATAACTTGCATTGGCACTATGAGGAGGAGATTTTATTTTTACACCGTGACTGTTTTGTGAGCAATTAAGTTGTAAATAGCCATCTTGCATACTTCCATCACCTTTTGCTTCAATAGCTGGTTCAGAAGATGTAGAAACAAAATTTACCTTATCCCTAGTAACAGCATCATCAGCTATCTCATTAACAGTTAATTTATCTGACTGTAAAAGAGTTTTTATCTCACTAGCTGATTGATCAGCAGTTGCATTACTCTCAACACCTGAGAGCTTGGTTTTTTCAGCATCAGTAAAAGCATTTGTGTCTGAGTTTGCTTCATAAGCTGTTTTTATTTCTGCGTTTGTTTGATCCGCAGTGGCTCCAGTTTCAATACCATTTAGTTTTGTATGATCAGCATCAGTAAATACATTGGAATCTGTAGCTGCTTCTACAAGAGTTCTTATCTCACTAGCTGTTTGATCGGCAGTTGCATTACTCTCTATGCCGTCTAATTTTGTTTTATCTGCTGCGGACTGATAACCAGCAGCAGAAGTTGTTGCATTAGAAATATTTAATTTACTTTTATCTATTGCAGCAGCATTATGCAAATCAGCATTAACAATACTTCCATCTTCTATACCGTCAGATGATACTTTTGTTAGACCCATTTACTTAGCCTCCAATACGTCTATCTTAGCGGACAACTCTTGTACAGCTTTTATTAAAACACTAACTAATTGAATATAATCAACAGACATTGGCATAATATTACCATTTTGGAATTTATCTTCAGTTTTAACAGCAATAGAAATATCATCAAGTGTTCTTCCTAATCCAGTAATTACATCCTCAACGTCTTGTGCAATAAGACCATAATGAGTCTTTGAATCAAATCCTAATTCATCTATGTCTTGGTTATATTTAAACGATTTAGGAGTTAGCTTATTAATAAAATCAAGACCTAAATCAGAATCTACAATTGTATTTTTAATATCACGATCAGAACTTGTCGTATAACTTGGCGCACGAACACCTTTTGAAAAATCAATAAAACTAGAACCACCGCTTATTCTTCCACCTTCAAAATCACCAGTGCTACCATCAGAAGTATGAAAATCTAAATAACGACCTAGTTCACATACACCAGCATTAGAGGTATGCAATATTACTCCGTAACGATTACCAGAAAGAGAAATACCTAGACCACTTAATTGACCAGCATTGTAAGATGTAGAACCAGCAGGTCCAGCAGGTCCAGGTCCTCCTGGAGACCCTGTAGCTCCTGTAGGTCCTGGAGGACCTGTAGGTCCTGTACCGCCAGTAAAACCAGTAGGTCCTCTAGGTATTGTGAAACGAAAACTAGCATTAGTAGATGTTCCTAAATTAACAACAGAGGCATTTGTACCAGCCGATCCTGTGAGTGTACTGTGAACTCCAACGGTTGCAGCAGATCCAGACGATCCTGTACTTCCTGTAGGCCCTGTGGGGCCTGTAGGTCCAGTCGGACCTGTTGCTCCTCTAGGTATTGTGAAATTAAAAGTTGCAGAACTTGATGATCCAGAATTTGATACAGAAGCATTAGATCCAGCAGGGCCTGTAGTAGTACTTCCTACAGCTATAGTCGCAGCAGATCCAGCAGATCCTGTACTACCTTGAGGACCTGTAGGGCCAGTTGGACCTGTCGCACCATCTTGACCATCTGCGCCATCTGCGCCATCCGCACCATCATTACCTGCGGGTCCTTGAGGTCCAGTAGGTCCTGTTGCACCTGTAGGGCCTTCTGGCCCAGTAGGTCCTGTTGCACCATCTGCTCCATCATTACCAGCTGGGCCAGTTGGGCCAGTTGGACCCGTAGGGCCAGTGGGGCCAGTGGGGCCTGTCGGACCTGTGGTCAATGTTGGTTTATTAGTTAAATTATTGTAGTCAATATCAATATTTGCAGAACCATTGAAACTTGTACCAGCAATAGTTCTAGCAGTTTCTAAAGTTGTAGCTGTAGCAGCATTGCCAGTAGTATCTTGATTAAGAGTCGCAACTCTAGCTGCTGCAAGTGTTCCAGAAGAAATGTTTGATGCGTTTGTAGTATCTGTTGTAGCTGAAGTCGCTAAACCAGCAATCTTTGAAGCTGCTATTGCTGCACTTGCATTTATATCAGCATTAACAATGGTTCCGTCTACTATTTTGTCAGACGTAACAGTATTGTTTGATGGTGTACCAACACCTAAACGACCATAAGTAACAATGAAAAAACTTGCTCCAGAAGGAGGAGCAGCAGAAAAAATAATATCATTACCATCAATAGCATAACCTTCAGATGGCTGACTAGTACCAGAATTAGGTTTTTGAACAACACCACTAATTGAAACTAAAGCTTCTTGTGCTGTAGTTGGTGGACTGCTTAATGTAAATCTATAAGCTGTTCCGTTAAATGTTGCACTACCACCACCTGTGCCAGATGAAGAGGATAGAGTATTAATATCAATATTATTAGAACCACCACCACCACCACCGCTACCGCTTATTTCAGCAACGCTTCCATCATCTTTTTTTGTAAATAATTTACCATTATCAGTTCTTATCGCAACTTCACCAACAACTAAATCGCTAGCACTTGGATCGCTACCACTTGCATTTTTGAGTTTTATCTGAATTGCCATTTGTGATACCTCCTAGCTCTTATATTGTTTCTAATATGTACCCCCATCAATTTCAAATCCACTTGTAGTTCCATCCTCAAGAAAAGTTACTAGATCACTAAAAGCAACTTGAACCATAGTGCCAGCGTCATTGACCACCATACGATCTGCTGCTGCTAAAGTTGTAGATGTCGCAGAAGTACCACCATCAATAATATTTAGCTCAGTAGTTGTAACAGTCGCACCGTCAAGAATAGCAACTTCAGTTCCTGTTAAATCTGCTATAGCACTTGCAGTACCAGTAGACATTGTTGCTAACTCAGTTAGTTTTGCGTTAAGTCCTTGCTTGTTATTTAATTGAGTTTGAATTGCAGAAGTAACACCATCAACAAAATTTAATTCTGCTGTAGTTGCAGTAACACCATCAAGTAAATTGATTTCATTTGCTGTAGCAGTAACACCATCAAGAATATTCAATTCATTAACTGATAATGTAGCTCCATCTAAAATATTTAATTCAGCAGCAGTTGCAGTAACACCGTCAAGGATATTTAATTCAGAAGTTGTTAATGTAGCTCCGTCAAGTATTCCTACTTCAGTACCTGTAAGATCTGCAAGTGCTGAAGCTGTACCGCTAGACATTGTTGCGAGTTCTGTAAGTTCAGCATCAAGTGGTTGTTTGTTATCTAATTGAGTTTGAATACTAGATGTAGCATCTACTCTGTTTAACTGAGCAGTTGTAACTGTTGCTCCGTCAAGTATTTGTACTTCTGTAGCAGATAAATCAGCTAAAGCATCAGCAGTTGCTTGTGCCATAGTTGCAAGTTCTGTCAACTTATCGGAATGAGGCTCTACATCTGTACCAATAACAACTCCTAGATTTGTTCTCGCACCACTAGCTGTTGTAGATCCTGTACCACCATCACTAACTGCAAGAGTTCCTGTTATAGAACTAGCACCAAGATCAACAGCAATTTCAGTAGATTCAATAACAAGTCCACCATTTGCTTTTAAATCAACAGAAAGAGTATTACCAGACTTATCAATTCCACTACCAGCAATAACTTGACCAGCACCAGAAAATTGAGAAATTGCAAGATCATTTGTGCCTACTACAGCAGATCCTTTATCAGATGTACAAACAAAACCATTTTCTGCGTTAACCGTTCCTTTCTCAATGAACGTAAAAAATCCAGCAGCGTCAGCACCAGCAGCTAAATCATCAGTTCTTGTGGGTGCGCCCGAAGCATTGACTTTATAAATACCATTTTCTGATGCACTTGACTGATCTTTAATAAGTATTCTGTCATTAGTAACAAGAGTTATTCCGTCAATTGTATCTCCGTTTGTAAAATCACTAGCAAGTGTTTGTGCCTGTGTTGTTGCAACTTTACAAGAATCTTTAACGTCTAATCCCTGTGCAACACCGTCAACATACGCTTTATTTGCAGCATCATTATCAGCAGTAGGATCAGCTAAGTTTGTAATTTTTTGACTTGACATACTAACTGCGCCATCTGGTGCTGTTAGTTCGTTGAGTTTATTTGTTTGAACCCCTGCATCAAAATCACTGATTTTTGTATGAAGAATAGAAGGAATATCAGCAGCAACTAAAGCTCTAAATACTGGTGCAGCATCACTTCCAGATACTGGCCCTGCTAAAACTTTATTCGCATTTCTTACATCTGTTTTATTGAAAAAAGCACCTGCACCACCAATAGCAATTATTGAACTTGCAGCAGGTGGAGATTGACCATCATCACCAAAACCATAATATAATTTTAAATCATTTTCATTAAAAGCTACTTCTGAAGGAGATAAACTAGAAGGTGCGCCAGCACTACCAGATGCTGATCTTTTCTTTAATCGAATTATGTTAGACATGGCCTAAAAATTTCCCCCATTGACGAGTGTAAGTTTCGTAGTTGTTGAATCTGCTTTAAATGTACCAGATGAACTGTGGTAGTAAACGACAGAATCATTTACTTTATCCGAACCATCAAATATAAATCCAAAAGGAGCAGGTCCTTGAGGTCCTACATGGGTCAGTTCAACAGTAGCAGCGACTCCTTCTGTAATAGTAACAGTATTAGTCGTTTGGCTAACTGATACTGTATTTTTAGTTTCTGTAACTTGAATAGAGTTCATACTGTTGTGTAACCCTCGCTTACCGTTATTATACCTTCCAAATAATATTCTTTTAGACCAGATCCGTTAATTAACAATACGTCATAAGACAAGGTATTAGGTGCGAATGTAGCTGTCTGATCATCGGTCAAGGATATTTCTACTGTTCCTGTAGATCTATTTGTATAAACAACATTAAAATCAGCATATTTTGTAGTTCTTGTTTCCTCCCAAACTTGTGCTGCGACTGTAAATCCTGTTAAGTTTATTGCATTATTATTTGAATCTTTAAAAACAAGAGTGATACTATGATCTGCTCTTCTCTGTACTACAAAATTGTAAGTAGCTGGTTGTATTGCCATTAGCTATATGGAGATGATCCTAATATATCAGTTTTCCATTGTGCTTTCAAAGCATCTGTATCAGTAGCATTAGTAATATCTGTGTCCGCAGGTGCATCTCTTAACGCCTGTTTTTTTGTAGCTATTTCTGCTTGTTTTGTTTCATCTTTTGTTTCTATTGCACGTTGAAACTCTATATCTAATTCTTTAAATATTCGTTCCCTTGCGTTACGAATATTTTGCTTATGTATTTCTTTGGCTTTTGCCATATCAACTCCAAATCCCATAATTTAATTCGTATAAGTCCAAGCATTTCTAAAACTCCTATCAGTAGGAATTGCAGATTTATCTACAGTATAAACTGTTTTACCACTAGGACAATCTTTAGTTTTAATTTGTTCTAAAGTAAAGCCACAAATATCCTCATCTACTGGAACAACAATTCTTAAACTACCGTCATCATCTGTATAAACAAATCTTTTGTCTGAATTTGCCATAATTTTTTCTTACATTATACATCCTTATTTTTCAGTTAGCCACAATTACACTTGCAAATGCTTGATCAGCTTTTTGACCTGAGTTTTCAGTTTTATGACAAACAAATCTAACATGAGCATTATTTTGACTAACTATAAAAGCATGAGTGTGTGCTAATTGACCAGGTTGATTAAATGTTGTTCCTGATATTGAAAAAGATACAGAAAAATTATTAGTTACATTACCAGTAGATGAAGCTTTCAACTGATAACTAAAATTAACTGAATAATCACCTACTCCATTATCAGTTACTGATGAAACTGCATCAGAGTGATTTACATGAACAGTACCTGTACCAGTAAATCTGCAATGTATTTTTACAAGAGTACCAGCAAATTCACCTGCACCACTAGCAAAGTATGGTGGTCTAGTTGTATTTTGTGGACCTATTAAAGCTGAGTTTGCAACAAAGTTTGTCGCTGTAACACTTGTAAAAGTAGGAGTACCACCACCAGAATCACCCCATGATAAGTTACCATTTCCATCAGTTTTTAAGATCTGACCATTTGTACCAGCATTAGCAGGGAAAGTAAGAGTAAAATTACTTGCTATATTAGTTGCTGGTTTTAAAGCCATATATGTAGATCCAGCAGCACCAGCACTATTACCATCGTGCATTCTTAATTCATTAGCATTATGTAGTGTTATTCCATTTGCATCAAATTGCATTTGCTCTTGACCAGAAGCACTAAAACCCATTTGGTTAGCATCTTTTCTAAATAAACCTAAATCTTGATCTGTATCAAATGATATAGCTGGAGCAGAAGCACTATTGGAATCATCAGCTAAAAATTGTCCTGTCATTGGAGCAGTACTACCGCCTGATCGTGGAAGTAAACCTAAATTTGCTTGATCTATATTTCCTATGTCTGTAAAATCATTATTAACTGAATTTCTAACTTTTAAAACATTACTTGTATCATTTAAAAAAAACATACCTTTAACACATTGACTTGAAGCTATATCAGTATCTTGGGCTTCTCTGCTATGACCTTGCAAAGCTAACAAACAGGCTTCTATATCTTGTCTTACTGCTTGGCCTGACGCATTTTCAATATTAAAATTAGTAACTGATAAACTAGACATAAAAACTAGAAAATTTTAATCATATTCTACACGCCTTTGCCATAACCAACAGCTAAGTAATTAAATTTTCTAATTTGTGTTGCACCTGCTGCATTTTTAAATTCAATGGTAAAACCAGTTCCTGATATATTTGTTAATTCAAAAAAGTCTCCAGTTTGCATATTTTGTGCAGAAATATTAATTATAGGTTTTGGACAAGTAAAACCTTGTGCTTGTAAAGCTGTAGTTCCTGTAAAGAATGGGAACTGAAAGGTTACATTTACAGGGATTGGAACAGTTGGATTCTGAGGATCTTTTGATTCTAATTCAACAGACTGCTCAGTTCTTACTGGCATCTCAGCCCTATAGCCAACTTCTTGAATAACAACATTTTGAGCAGTATCTGTTGTCTCTAAACGTGTTTGAAATTTAAAACCTCTGCCTTTAAATGTACCGTTTGAAAATTCAGTAAAAGGTGTATATGTAGGTGATCCACTATTTGGATTATCAGTTGTTGTTTTAACAAAAACTTTACCTATTGCGTTTTCAGCTAAAACACCATCCCAATCAGGGAAGTCATTAACAAGACCAACTCTGTCATCCCATAAGGCTGACGGAAAGAAACCAGCACCTCTTATAAGTCTTTTTAAAACTAATGAATATGTACCTTCTAAATCTAAAGTTGCAGGGAAATCATAAGTACCATTTTTACCTTTAGCCACAGAAACAGTGCCTGAGAAATTACCAGACGTTGTAGATGTAACCAAAAATTGATTTGCATTATTTACAGTAGTAATTACATAAGGACCACTTGTTGCACCATTAACAGAAAAAGTAAATTGTTTTGTTTGACCTACTACCAATCCATGACTATTAATATTGCAAGTAATAGTTGTACCTGACTGTGTATAAGTACCATTTATTACAAGTGCTGGGTTTGAGATTATAAGACCACCTCTTGTATTGCTGTACTCTGTATTGCTAAACAGACTAGAATTAGAATTATTAAACGCTGGTGAATCATTATGCTCCTCATCTAGTTTTACTAAAATTGAATCAAATATATCAACAAGTGTTAATTCAACTCTTGCTGCTGCGGAACTAAAGTTACCTGTATCATCTTGGAATTTAACGAGATAAGTGCCTGGTAAAGCTGGAACAATCACTTCAGTAGCATTACCAGGTGCTGCTTCTACAATATTTTGCCCTGATGCAAATGTAGCTGCATTACCTGTCTCTGCTGTATGTCTTACAAATACTGATCCACCATATAAAACGTCTAGAGCAGTTGATTGATTAAATGTAAGTCTTGCTAATTTCTCATCAATCGCCTCAACAGCTAGATTAATTACATTATCAGGTACGCTTGATTTTCCAACTGTGTTGATCGTACCTGTTAAAGGTTGTGATGATAATTTACCGCTTGCACTAATTGAATATATTTCAAATTCAATAAAACCTTTTGTTGTATCCATGATCTCGAAATCATTACTTACAACATCAATAGTTATAAAATTACTTGTATTACCAGCCTCAGATGTAATCCTGTAATTTACTTGATAACCTGATGGACCTTGTGGTTTTTCATATGTTGTTCCATTGTCTGCAAAAAATGACTTTGATGGTTCTTGCCAACTTACAATTAATCTAGCTCTTGCAATACCGTTTATAACAATGGTTGTTTCTTCTCCCACTAAACTAGATGGAGGCGACAGTTTTGTATTTAAAAGAGAAATATTTCTTACTGGTAAAGGAACATTCGATTCTATGTATGGATATTTTCCTTCAACATATTTCAATGCAGTAATCGCATAATTAATCCCATCCTGTTCTTGTACCTCAACAACCCTAAAAAGCTGTGTTTGTAATGTTGTACTTGTAAGAAGATAAGGAGTTCCAACATTTGGAACTGCTGGTAAAGCAGAATTTAATGTTAATACACCTAAATTTTCACTTTGTACATTTCTAGTTTCAACAGTACCGTCAGGCATGGTAACTAAGATTTTTAAAATGTCTGTCATACCAGGGCCTGTTGTTACGCCATCTGATGTATGTACTAGTAAAGTTGAAGCTTTTGCGTCTATTGTTATAGTTGTTGTCGTTGCAGCTACAACACGACCTCCTCTTCTTGCCCCTGCCCTTACTGGATCATTAACTTCAATAACCGCACCTGGTCTAACGACTAATCCAGAATCAATAGAAGTTGTAAATGAAACTGTTTCTGTCTCATGTTCCTCCGCAAAAAGTATTGCACGGCCTAATCTAGCAGCTTGATTACGAGAAGTACACGCAAATGCTTGTACTTTTTTTACAGAAGTTCCAAACTTTGCTTTAGCCGTTGAACTCTCTACAACTTCAGAATCAATCTCTTGTGATTCCATATTGAAATAGCTAACAATAATTACAGAATGACGTTGTTTAAAACTACTTCCTTGATAGTTAAATCCTTCTTCTCCAACATTGGCAAGATTAAAAAGATAAGTTGGAAGTGCTGCTTCATCTCTAGCAAGACTTATACTTCCAGCAGACCATATAGGCATACATCTCATGACACCAGCTAATTCATTTATTGCTGCAAAGGCTTCTTTAGGACTTTGAATATTTACATTGCAAGCAAATCTTGCTTCTTCTGTACCTGCTGCTGATCCGTCTTTTACTAGTTCATTTGCAAATTTTGAAGCACCATAAAAACTAAACAAATCAAGGTTTGCAAATAGATCAGAATCGCTTGGACTTGCAGAATTATAATCGGGTGCTAAATGATTACCTAGCCCATATCTTTGGTTTGTTAAAAGATCTAGAAGTATCATTGCAGGGCAAGTTGTCCATTTTGCAGCTTGCATTGTCCCATTAAATATATAGTTGTTTGGATAAACTATTCTTCCTGTTTGTATATCAACTGATGGCGTTCCAGAATTATTAGCACCTGCGCCTGGTATTCTTACCTTAATTCCTCTTATTTTGTATACTCTTTTCGGTATAGAACTAAATACTTTACTGTCGAATCTTAATGCTGTATAAGCACTGTTTGGATATGTTTCTGTACTATCAATTACTCTTTGTATGAAAGAAAATGTAAAAGTATCTCTCATAAAACCACTTACATCAGCATCATCTGTAATTCTCTCTACTCTTATATCTACAGGAAAACTAGCTCCAGCTAAATCTATTCTGTGTTCTCTTGAGTAAGGGTCAGCAGATCTACCAGTTACTGATGTATTAATTCTTTCTGTAAAAGATGATTGACCACTGTATTTATGAGAAATTTTGTATTGAACCGTAGAACCATGAATATTTCCCTTGTCATCTTGAAATTGTAATTCTGCCCAAGTCAAAGTAACAATTACAGCATCACAAGATTGACTTATAGTTTTAGTTATCCCAACTCCTGATGATTTTGTAACAACAGCACTTGAAACTGCTAAAGGACTTGCAATTGTAATAGGCATACCAGTAACAGCAGTTTGATTACTTGTACCTTCTTTAAATTTAAAAGTGACATCTTTAAAATTAAAATCTGCTGCTGCTGGACTAGCATTATTAGCAGTTGATGAAAGTATTTGAGTATCATTTAGAAATACATCTTTTAAAGAAGCATTGATATATTCGGCAGACGCTTTATTTGTAATTCCAGCTTTCGATGGAGTAGAAAAACCTTCTATTTCGCCCTCAGATATTAGATCTTGAATAGTAGCAAACTGCCGACTATGTAAGGTATCTGGGTCAACATGAGGTTTACTGCCTCCACCACCTCCAGCACCTCTTATGATTTTACGATTCATAGTCATATTTAAGCCTCAACTTGGTTAGTGTCAATTGCTGCACTTATAGCAATACTACCTGTCAAAATCTCACCATATACTAATGGAATACTAGTCCCAGCCCTGCTTGTATTTTGCAATCCACTAAAATTAAAAGATAAACGTGGATCTTCTGAAAAATCATCTTGTGGCATTGGGAATAACATATCACTTACTCCACCTAATACTAAAAAAGCACCAGTCCCAGCCATAATTTTACTCAAAGTAGTAGCACCAGCCAACGCACCTTTTATTCCTCCAGCCTTTAAACCAGCAAAAGATAATCCTCCAGGAACTACAAACGCCAAACCTACTAATGCAGCACCTAATAATATCTTTCCAAAACCTCTACCTGCACCAGAGATTACAGGAATAAAATGTATATCTTCTTTGCCAGTAGGGTAATTAACTTCCTCTTCATTTATATCGTAATTTCCAACTTTAACTTGATAATATTTTGGTGACATATAACTTTCTAACTGTGGAAAGTTATTTATTAAAAAACTTACAGCTTGCCCAACACTTTTTACTTGTACGTCAAAATCCTTATGACCAACAAATTCTGCTAATTGCCCATACAGCTTTATTTTACGAGACATAACGATACCTCTTTCCTGTACATTTTAACAGCCATTCAGAATAAGGCTCTCTACAAGATAGTCTATCGGTTAAATGATGAATAACATCTCCTTCAAAAAATAATGCGACATGATTCAGTGTCGGCCACATAATACTCATTAATAAAACATCACCATTTTCGAGTCTTTCACTAGATGTTAATTCTCTAAAATTTGTATCGTTTGCACATTGCTCAAACAATGGGTTGTCATTAAATTCTTGTGGTGTAAGTGGTCTGTCCCAATCTCTCAAAGATATATTCTTTTTTTCTTTATACCAATCTCTTACTAGACTCCAACAATCTGTAACTCCCCATACCCACTGACGGCCAAGTAAAGGTGGTTTATAACCACATGGCTCAAGATATGCCCATTCTTCAGAGGTCGGATTTACTATATACCAAGGCAGATTACTAGCCTCACAACTAACCTTATCTGCTTGACTAGGAGTTGGAGGATTCACAGGGTGACTATGAAATATGCCTACAATATCACCTCTATTGTCTGCTTTTACATAATCTTCGGGATCTAAAATAAAACATTGATGATCAGTTATCGCAAGATTGTTACAGGGATGATATTTTAATTTTCCTCTAATATTTAAAACAAGACCTACTGCTTCTTTAGGCAGTTGTTTTTTAGCATGAACTAATGCTTCTTTTTGCCAAGTCATTAAGAAAAAGTACCAATAGCTGGGAACTCATCACGAGTCGCTGTACGTTTAGGGATTTTTATTCCCATTAAATCTGTTGGTGCAGCTAATTCAAACTCAACAGCATTTCTATTTTCTGAAGCTTTACGATCTATACCATATATTTCTCTTGGAAATTCTGCCGTTGGATCAGCAGTTGAATTCTGATTATCAGCAAAATTTGCAGCATCAAGAAATTTTGCTAAAGTTCTTATTCTAGTTACTGTTGCACCTGTAAGATCATTTCCTGTTGTCGTTTCATTAACAGTCAATAAAATTGCAGATATTAAACCAGTAGCATTGCTGACAACAAGTTTTGGTCTTGGTAGTTGTCCTCTTTTAAAAGCAAATCCTGTAGCCTCAACAGGGAACCTAAGATATTCTTGTCCTTGCCATTCGATTTTACCGTTTGCATTTAGACTACTTCCAGCATGAAAATAATATTTTTCTGTTTCATTACTTGGATTGCTTTGTGGATAATGAATACCTTCTTTAAGGGTTAATATAAATAATTCAATAATTGCTGATGGGTTTAAAGACTGAACATCGCTAAATGTACTACTAAAAGAAACGTACTGAACATTATTATCATAAATTGTTTGTCCAATTGTTTTACCCCAATTTGGCTCAGATGATCCTGTCGTACCTGCTTGAGTTACTTTAAAAAACAAACCATCAGTTCTTCTTGAATCAGTTGGAGCTACAACTTGATTAAGACTTAAAGTAGCATTAGCAGACCAAACAGTTGTCATTAGGTTGTAGGTTCAAAAACTTGTCTAAAAGTTGCTTGTATAGTTGCTCTATTAGGAACACTCATATCTTTACTCCATTGTTCACATACAAAAGTCATAGAAGATGGTTCGTTATGTGGCTGATATGTAAACGCCTTGTTGTCTTCAGCACGATCATCAAGAAAATTTTCTATAGAATCTGATTCTGTTTCTGTAATATTTTTCCAAGTAAAACTAAATGTTTTGGGGTTTTGATGTGCAGCTACTCCAAAGTGAATACGATGTTCATAACCATCAGCAAAACGTATTGTTTTAGTTTTTGGATTTGAACTTTTTTTGACAGGAAAACTAGGTTGAGGAGTACTTGGAAATGCTTGAAGTGTCATGCTAATAATCCTCCAGGTCTTTTTTGTTGTATTAATTCAGATTGTATTGCTGCTGAAATAACTAATCCAAGCTGTCTACCTTGCTCTTCATCACCTTCAACATTAGAACCTGATGCATCTACATTAACAACTATATTACCAACACCACCAGAAGCTTCAACCCCAAGTCTTCCTCCTTTACCTCTCTTCAATGGAAGTATAGCTTCTGGCCCAGCTTCCCCTGCTAAACCCATTCCTTTTGCCATTGGAAAAATTACTGGCTTATCAATTACACCCCCTGATGCATATGGCACAATTTTATTTTTAGCAAATACATTACCTTTAGCACTTTTCTCAACAACACCACCTTTTTCAAATCCTAAAAATTTTTGTAAACCTGGGAATAACCCAAATATTGCTTTAAAGAATAATGCTTTAACAATCATTCTTTGTAAATCTTGTAATATTGATCGTGCTAAGTCTCCAAAACTAGCTTTACCTGATACAGCAAGTTCTGCAAATCCATCAGCTAGTTTATTAACAGAACTAACAGCGAGTTCTCCAATTTTTGTTCTTAAATCCAATGCAGATTCTGCAACTTTTTTCATTTCTTCTTTAAAATTAAATGCACCACTTCTAGCCTCTGTTAATTTGGCAATAATCTGCCCTAAATCCATATCAAACTCTTTATTATCTAATTTCATCTTTTCAAGAATTACGCTAGCTTCTCTTCTTATTTCTCTAGCTTCAAATTCTTTCTGATTTATTATTCCTAAATCTAATTTATATTTATCTAAAGTAGCTGCTTCTTTTCCTTTATCTCCCTCTGGAGTAACCCCTTGGAATGTTGTCAGATCTCTAACACTTACAGGTCCTTTTAATATTCCTTGTTCGTATCCATATTGTCGTAAATTATCCTTAAAAATTTGATCTCTTAATCTTCTAAATTCATTTTCATCTATTGGTTTCTGTCTACCAATACTTAATTGATGCACATTACCTGCTTTATAATCTTCTTCCGTAAATACACCTGCTCGTAATCTTGCAATTTTCAATGCTTGTTTTTCCGCATCTCTTAATGCTTTATTAGATACTGTTCCAGATACATTTTTACCTTTTTCTAATTCAATTGTTTTGATAATATTTCTTGTCTCTAATGCTGCGTTAAGCATATTTGCAAAATTTGTTATCAAGTCTTGGAACATAGCACCAAGAGGTTGGAAGAAGTCTCCAAAACTTTTCTTTAACTTATCAAGAGCTACTTGCATTCTTGCACCTGCATCAGCAGTAGAATTTGCCATATTTTTTGCTGCCTGTGCATGATCATCGCTTAACTTCACAACAAATTTCATTACATCGTTAAGACCTACAGTTCCATCTCTCAAGTCTTTCTGTAACTGAGGCAATGTTCGTCCTGTAGCATCGGCAAATTTAACCACAGCCCCTGGAAGGCGTTCTCCCAGTTGGCCCTGGAGCTCTTCGGCCGACACCTTACCTTTACCGAAGATCTGCGACATCGCTCGAATCGCAGATTGCACATCTTCAGCATCTCCACCTGTTGCTTTAATAGCTTCTGAAACACCTCTAAATACAAGTTCTGCATCATCAACACTTCCTCCAGCACCAATTACAGATGCAGATAAAGTTGTAAATTGCTTAGTAGCATTTTTGATAGGAACATTTAATTCATTTGATACTGAAGCAATAACTTTTTGTGCTTTTGCAAATTCTTTCTCAGTTTTTGTAACACCCTTTAATGCGACCTCTAGTCTTTTAATTTCTCCAGAAAATATAGCAGCGTCTTTTGCTAGACTAGAAAAGTCCATCCCTGCACCTATAACTGCTCCAATAGCTGCTCCTTTTGGCCCAGCTATATTTGCACCTGCCAATGCGAGTTGAGATGTATTACCTGGTAAAACTTGAGAAGCAAGAATACTTCCAAAGCCAGTACCAAGCTTGCTAAAACCTGTTCCTTTTTTAGCTGTATTATTGAATTTTTGGAGTTTTACCCTATTAGAATCAATTGCTCTACCTAATATTTGGAACTGTCTTGAGTTAACATTTACTTCCTGTCTTAACTTTTTTAATATTCTTTCTTTTTGTTTAAACTGACTTATTGTTTTAGGTGTAAACTTAGTTATTTGTCTTACACTTTGTCCTAATGATTTAAGCTGTCTAGCTGTAGGATTAGCAGATTTTTCAAGTCCTTTAAGTTGCCTTTGCAATCCAGAGAGATCTTTTAAACCCTCAACATCAATTGTTAAGACAAACTTACCTACTTTTTTAGCCACTCTTCTTCTCCTTATTAACCTCTCTTAGAGCTACAGATTCCATAAGTTGTAAGCCCTCTAGCATTTCTTTGCGGTTAGTTACATTGTAAAGGTCAAATAGTCCTCCAGCAAGCAATAGGACTTCATATTTTAATCCTACTACACCTCCAAAGGACATATTCCATTGTGTTTGTATTCTTAAAAACATCATAACAATTTCCCAATTATCATCCATCACTTCAAAATCATCATCTATCTCTGGTTGCTTCTCGATTTGTATCCCAAAAGCTTTTGCATCTTCTTGAGTACTATCTATCGTTTTTCTGCCACCCGAAGCCCAGTATATGGCAGCATCAGTTAGTTTCCCGATTGAGCATTTCCATAAAAACCTCTGAATGCTTCTAATACTCCCTTAACAAAATCAACATCCTCAGAAAATTCTTTTAATGCAGTTTTACTAAAAGTTATAGGTGTGCCATCTTCTTCATTAACATCCTCCCAACCTACTAATATCTTCTCTAAAGCAGAAAATTCATCCTCGTCCTCAAACTTATCAAGTTCTGTTCTAGAAAGTCTTACAAATTTTCCCTTAAATTCATATTTTTCAAATTCGCCTGGTTTTTTTTCAGAAGGACGTTTTACTTCCACAGGCCAAGGATAAACCTTGGTCTTTTTACGAACAAATGCCATAAAAAACTAAATAATATATATACTTCTATACTTTAGCTAGGAAGTCAATAGTTATGTATATATTAAGCTAAATTCGTTATTAGCTGAACTTGGAACAAGTGTATATGGAATTTCAAGCATTGCTACTCCATCCATTTCGCCATAATTTACATCTCCTATATCAACTTTAGAACTTGTTAGTTGTACTTTATTACCTGCTGTAGTTCCATGTAAGAATGCTAAGTTACCTAATGATGAATCTGATAATGCAGCAGTAAAATAATCTTTCTGTGCAATTGTTGGTGCTTCTATAGTTACTGATCCGTTAGATGCTCTATCAGTAATTATTACTTCTTTAGTACCTCCAACAAGTTCTCTATAAACTGTTGATACACCTAAATCCATGGTTAAGGATTGTAATGCACCAGAATAAGAAAGAAGAGAAAAACCACTTGTATTTCCATTCTTAAATATTAGAGGTGTCGCTTGATTACCATAAGTAACAGTAGGTAGAGCAGTATCAGTAGGGGCATTATAGATTCCAGTAAAAGTGAAATCAATTGTTGGAATTGAACCAACCTCCGCTGAGATCGTAAAAGTACCTCGACAGCCAGTGACTTTATGTCTTACACCATCAATATTGTAATGGATAGTTACTGATGAGAAACTACTTGAAACAGGAGCGTAAGTGACAGAAGTTCCGCTTGAAACTGTCTCCGAAAGTCCAGTGGCTTTCAAGGCACTTCCATATCTAGGAGCCGTCCCAGCGGTTCCAGACCCTGCAAGTTCCACGCTGAAAGTACATTCAACTCTAGTGTTTGCTAAAAGCTGCTCTGAAGATCCTAGATAAGGTCTTACAACATCTCTATTAACAACATCACTAGATTGTGGTGTAATACTCAGATCAGTTACTAAAACTACATCAGTAGCTGATGGAGTAGGGTCAGTTCCATAAGAACTTTCTGTTTCAATCAGAATTACTCTCTTTCTTGTCAGTAGTGCCATCAGTTGTTACCTCTTTAGGTGGTTCAGCTTGTTTTGTTTGTTGAACTAGCTTTGCCTTGCCAGTTTTTGGATTAAGGATGTAAGTTCCACCCTCATTTGGGATTTCATACTCCATATTAAACGCTTGGGGTTGTTAGGGTATGACCTAATTATAAATCATGTACTCAAACTGTTATATGAAGTTCTGTAATCGATTTCAAACTCACAGGTTATAAAACCTGCTGGTTGATCTGCCTCTAGTACTTCAAAAGTCTGACTTGCTGGTCTTATGTCTTTTGCAAGACCGCCAACAGTTGGATCATTTAAAACTTTTGAAAATAAACTTTCAACAGTTGGATCGCCAACCTTATCAGGAATAGTTCCTCTTGCAATAACAATAATTCTTACTCTAAGTGTCCAATCTATTTTTAAATAACTTGTACTATTTATAGATGGCTCATCAGTAACAGGTTCTATAACAATTGCAGGTGATTCTCCATTCGTTATAGGTTCTATTCTTGATCTATAAATCCTAGTAGATACACCTGTAGTACCTGCTAATGTCGTTTGTAATGCTGATAATATTTGCTCTCTTTTACTTGCCATTTTTATTCCTTACTTAGAGATACTATACAGAATTTACCGTCATCTATCTTTCTTGTTTGTCTGACCTTATAATTTTCGCCATCAACAGAAATAATATCATCGAAAATTAATGACCCCAACTGACTTGTTAGACCTGTAAGCTCATAATCAGTAGTCATTACTAAACCATCAGCAACTATTTCATCTGGTTGATCTAAAATACCTTTATATCTTGCACCTTTACTGACAACTAAATTTCCAAAATCAGCTAAAAAAGTATCTAAGTTTTCAGTAAATGCCATAATAAAAAAGCCCTAAAAATAGGGCTACAAATTTAGCTATACTTTTTAACGCCAACTAGGTTGATGCTGAAAGTAAATGTTGGTGATGAACCACCGATTGTTTGTACAATCTTGATATAACGCTTAGAAGTATCTTTGTTAATTACAAGTGTTTGCATTGATGCAGAACCAGTAACTTGTGTAAAAGTAGCTCCTGAGAGATCTGTGTAAGTGCCACCACTTGCATCAGATTCAGTTAACTTAACGTCTAATGTTGGACTAGAACCACCACCAGCAGCAGAATCTAAAATAAGCAATACATCTCCATCAAATTCGAGAAGATCTATAGCACTAGATGTAGCTGTAGAGGTAACAGCAGCAGTCGCAACACCAGCAGTAATAGTTAATTTGTCTAAGTTTTGCTGTAAAACAGACATTTTAAGATTCCTCCTGTGTAAGAATAAATTCTTCTAATTTAACAATTAGATCAGTTTTAGTTTGTCTTTTATCGAGTTCTATTCCAAGATCACGACCATAAGTTTCTAATTGTGCTTTTGTCATTTGAGAAAAGTCAACTTTGTCACTATTGGTAGGTTCTGGCTCGACAACTGTTTCTGTACTGGGAGTAGGTGCTTCACAAGCTTCAACAGCTAATTCTGCTTTCCCAATAGCTAACAGATAATTACCATTTTGCTCATCGAGATTAACAATAGAGCCAGAGTCCGTTGGGACTCCAGCTATCATTGTTGCTCTTAGCAATTTAACCTTCATATTATGTTCCGAAGCAGAATGCACCTGGCTGCTTAACAGCAAAGTCAACATCCTGTAATGCAATGATTCTTACACTACCATTTGTTGCGTTTGCATATGGATCTACAGTTAGATCTAAACCAGACCACATACCAATCACAAACTGTGAGAAGTCTCCGAAGAGTACATCGTTATTTGCTAACTGGTTAGAAACAATAGCTGGATAGCCATTAATTTCATTGTTCTCGAATACGAACTGCGCTGTGTTTGTAGCCTTTTCTGTTGACTTCAAAGCACCTCTTGCAGAAGCATTTATTAGGTAGAACATATTAGCTACATCAGCATTAGCTGCTGCAACGTCTGTCTCCATTCCGATGTACTCAGCAAATGTACCGAATGTAGTAATTGTCTGTGTACCTACACCAGTTGTATCTTTAATTCCAAGAGGCTCATTAGAACTACCAGAACCATAGATTGCTGCGTTATCAAGCTTAGTAGCAATAACCTTTGCAATGTCATCTCTGATCATTGACTCAACATCAATTGATGATTGAAGTAATAATCTTCTTGAATAATCAACAAATGCACCAACTGTCTTAGGTGTCATGTTGACTTGATCAAAAGCTTGCTGACTTTCTGTAGGAGATCCAGACTCACCAACAAAATAAGCCGAACTACTAGAGGTCATTCTAGGAATTGATACGTTTCCACTAAGTCCAGTCAACATTGTTGGGTTGGCAGCCATCACAGCCATTCTCTTTCTAAGAATGTCGATGAATGATCCAGCAAGTAACTCTGTAGGAACTAAGTTACCACCAGCAGTTGCAGTACCAACAGTTAAGTCTCTTTTTAAGACTTCGTTAGGAACTAAGATTCCGTTTGCTGGCTTCTCATACTTTTTAGAAGCTGCATCAGATACCTCTCTCTCAAAAGCTGCTGCTTCTTGAGCTTGACGATCTGTTGGGTTTGCTAGTGCATTTAATGCTCTTAAGAAAGAGAATCTTTTAATTTCTTTTTGGTCTAAGCCAACTTCGTTTGTTGTCATGTCAGTAGAACGAATGGGTGTATTACGAACCTCTGCCTTGTTTTTAACAAGATCGAGGATAGCTGCTTTTGCTTCTTCGGGAGTTTTATTTCCCTTTATAAGTGATTCAGCAAGCTCTTCTGCTCCATACTTTCCAAACTCACGACATAACGAAGTGATTGATGCTGTACGAGCATTGTTTTCATCAATAGCACGTTGTACTTCGGCTTTGATGTCGATTTCAACGGCTGGAGCCGTATCAACCGCAGTGTCTTTAGTTGATTCTTCCATGTTACGGACTGTTGTTGATGCGGGTTCAACCGCAGAATTAATCTCCTCGATAGGAGATTCTTGTACCATACTAATACTATTACCTTGAGAGGGTTCTATCAAACTTCTTCCAAAACCAATAGTTGGATCAGCTGGAACAGTTACAACTGATAGTTCGTGTACTGACCAGTTGGTAGCTCTCATACCATCTTCTGCTTCTTCCATATCATTAATTTGATATCCAAAAGAAATACCTCTTAATATTCCATCCTGTACATCTTGTAATATTTCAGATGCAAACTTGTTGCGAGAGAAACGAATCTTGGCATAACCTCGTTTGGTTTCTGGATCGATTCGAGCTGACTCTACTACACCAATAGGCTTATTCATATCGTGATTAAAGAGAACAGCACCACCATCATTTAATCGTGCTAAATCTGCTGCTCCTTCCTCATGACTTAATATTTCGTTACCGAAATAACGCTTTACTGGATACTCTGACGAAAATGGAAACTCGAATGTTCTTGCTTTTACATTTTTGAAGTCCGTAACCTCTTTACGCTCAAACTTATCTCCATTCTCAATCGCTCTAATACTGGCAATTTTTGTAAGTGCCGAAAATCGATGACCTGCATATATGTCGGTGGATTCGCCATCTCTATATACTTGAATTAAAGCTGCTGGATCATCTGCCGTTCCATTAATAACAAAAGAACTGCTAGGGACATCAATTTGTCCATCTCTTACAATCTTTGTGATCTTACCTCTAGCTCGACCTCCACTAGCATTCCAAGATACAAAATCTCCTGTTTTTAAAGCATCAGGTTCTGCTCTTTTTTCAACTTTAGTTGTTTCAGCCATAGTTTTTTCGTTAGTAGCAGGTTCAAACTTAATAGGTTCAAACTCGTTTCTCTCAAGCCATGCTTCTGCTTCAGAAGCAGAATATTCAGAAAGTCTGAACCTAATTGATTGAAGTTCAGCACCCTCCTCATTATCCTTTATACCAAATATAAAGTCTATGCCTTGAGAGGCTTCATTGTTAGACCGCCTAAATGTATCATATTGTTCTGAATTTGTAATAGTTGCTGCGTGTTCATTTGGATATGGTCTTCCAAGTTCTACAGGTTCTGCTCTTTCTCTTGCTTTTTTAATAGCAGCAGCTTTTCCTCGACTCCAACTAAAACCAGCGTCCCCTCCCCAGGCTGCCCAGGCTGTGCGTCCAGGACTAGGGTATCCTTTTTCTCCAGGACTAAAACCTTCTGCTTTTTTATCAACTTCATGTCTGCTGAAAAAACTAAACATTCTCACCACAACGTCTGGAGATAATTCATTACCACTTAATATTTGTGTGGCTCTTACTGCTGCAACCTGTGTACCGCCTTTTCTACCTTCTTTTTTCCATTCTTTATATCGTCTAGCTTCTGCCTTCATCCCATCAGTGGGTTTTAAGTTAATCTCTGTGCCACTTACATTTGCCATAATTACTCAGCCTTTTTGCGTGTTTTTTTAGATCTATTAGGTGGAGGAGGAGTAATATTTACATTACCCTCAGATCCAATCTCTACTTCTAAGTCTAGATCCTTATCTAATGTAACGCCTAAACTATCAGCGACATCTTGTTCTCTTGCAATCTCAGAAACAATATCGTCATAATCACCGCCATTAGTCTGTGCAATGACTTGTGACTTAGTCATGTAGCCAGCTTGTTCTGCCTCACGATATGCTTTTATTTCCTTTAATGGATCTACATAATGTTGTGCTGGGGGTGTCCATCTTGGCTTGCAATATCGTTTTGAATTTGCTGCATAATCAGGAAAATCTAAATCACCTGATAAAACTGACAATGCAAGCCACTCTTTAAATATTCTGTAGTGAAAATTATCAATCATATATTTTTGACAAAACTTCCAATGTTCTCTGTCTTCTAACAAACTAAGTCTTGAGCTTGAATAGTTAGTTTCGCTAAAGTCCTTTGATATTGTTTCAAAACTGCACCCTATACCTGTGGCGAAACGTCTAATTTTGTTTTTTACAAACATCTCATATTGTTGAGATGGGTAATCAATGTCAGGTATCTGTACTGACTCATTTGGTGCTAGATATCTAAACTCTCCAGGTGAAAAAGTTTGTATTCTCTGATTATTCTGAACTTCATCCCCAATCAACTCTCCTTGATCGTTTTGAATAAAGCCCATAATACTTGCACCTGCTCTAGCTCTTATAACAGCAGCTTCTTCATATCCCTGTAGCTGATGCATATCAGCCATCACGCTATGAAACCAAGGTACTCCTCTGTTTTGCCCAGGTCTTTCGGGTAAAAATAAATGAATGATATCTTTTGCATCTATAAATATATGTAATTTACGATTTGCAGAATAATCTAAATAATATGCATCTCCTGGATGTTTGGTTAGAATCGCATATCTGACAGGTCTACCCCACTCATCTACTTCAACTCCATTTCTCCACTCATTATTTTTATTAAGTAATTTGTCATCATATTCTTCATCTAACAAATCACTTTCAATCATTTGAAGAGCAATAGGAACATTTGAATCACCAAATGGTTTTCTGACGATCCTAAAAATAGCTTCACCTGATTCGCATAATGCACCTGCTGCTAACCATTCAAATTGATGGAAACTATATTTACCTGCACAATCGCAACTATTAGCCTCTGACCATTCTGCCCATTTTTCTTCTATTAAAGTATTTACTCTTTGATCTCTTTTCCCACCTCGTTGTTGTAAAACAAGAGATTGAAATTTCATTCCTGTTCCGACAATATTAATTTGTGTTGTTCTTTTAGCTTGTCTTGCATATGGATTATTTCTTACAAGTTCTCTGGATCTATCTCTTAATTTACGCAAACTATTCCTAATCTCAGCATCAGCACTTAACTGACTACTCATCCAATCCTGTGTAAGTCTAGAGACTAATGCACCTTGATATGCCCTTAGACCTCTAAGTGGTTTTGCATTGCCACCAAAACCTAAAACTCTTTTTACTGCACTTGCGATGTTAGATCTTATTCCCATTAGTATGCTCCATCAAAACGAACAAATGTTGCTCTTGGATTGCCCAGACCATTTGCCATTGTTTCTGCTTGTTTTTCTCTTACAAGTTCTACTTTATATTGACTCTTAAGAGTTAATAATTCTGCTAATTCATATTTCTTTGCATTTCTAGTACCAATTTTATATTCCTTAATAAGACCACCACTAATTAAATTCCTTATCGCAGTTTCGATTGTCTCTAAATCTTTTTCTACTTGTGATCTACCGTCATAACTACTAGCAGTACCAGAAAATTCTAAAGATTTTAAAACTTCAAATTGTCCAGAAGCTATAGTTTGTTTTTCTGCTCCTGATTTATTTGCAATAGCCTGATAAAACCAATCACCTGCTAAAAAAGTAGCTGAAACATTACTTGGAATTGTAAATTTAAAACCATCTATATAAGCTGAACTATTAACAGTTGCACCTATTGCACCTACTTTTGTTCTGAGATAATAAACAACCGACCAATCTGGACTGCTTATACTGTTTCCGTAATAATCTTGTGATGCTGGTATATTCCATTGAATATAATCTCCTGCTCTTATAGTTTTAGGAAAGGTCATTTTTTACCAATTAGAGACAAAATTCGAGTTTTTAGTCGAATTAGTACGATTTAATGATAGCTTACTATCCTTTTTAGGTTCGGGAGGATTTAATCTTTTTTCAAATTGATCAAAGATTGTTCTTCTGTCATATTTTTGCAATAATCTTTGCCAAGCAGCATATGCGTATACCATTTCATCAAGAGCTTCATTTCTTGCATTACTTTTTTTGACCCAAATGCGTTCTTGATATCCATGCTTATATCTAAGCACCTGTCTCTCTGCCGTTAATTCTTCAAAATAATCATGTGTAATTGTTGGATAAAAATGAATATATCCTTCTCCAGGTTCTGCATCTTTTAATTTATTATGAAGTGTTGATTTTATAACATCTACTCCTACAGGAAATAACTGCACACCTCTTTTTAAAGCTTTACCAGAAAAATTAATATCTACCTTACTAGGTTTGCCAATAGGAGGTTTTCCTTTCTGTCCCATACCTTTAACTCCAATTAGTCCGAGCTGAGTTCTTTCTCTTACATATTGATAAACTTCTTGCGTAAAATGACCACCTGTATCAATCGCAGCACTATCTATTTTCATTTTCTTACCATCTTCATTTGTATATTCACTCATTAACACTTCATCCATCTGTTTCCATAAATCTGCTCTTGCAGGGCTACCATATATAACTTTTCTATCTATTAAATACATTTCCTCATTACGTCCTATGCCCCAGAGACTCATAGAAAGCCTGTCATCTTGTACGTCACATCCGAGACACAAACTGAGAACGCTACTAGGTGGTATACCTTGTTTGTAAGTCTCAAGTGATGCTCTTTCCATAAGACCTTCTGCACCAACCTTGCTCGCATATGTATCTTCCCAGCACTCCCCAAGAATGGTATTGATCCACGTTTTTAACTGTTCTGGATCATTCTTACTTTGCAAAAATTCTTCAACAAGATTAGACCAACTAGCATTAGGTGAATAAGAATATGCAGCCCATATATGAAACCCAACGTGTTTTGGATTACCTGGTGCTGTAGCTCGCCACTCTCCTCTTTCTACCATCCATCTTTTTTTACTATGCGGAATTAAACAACCACAATCCTCACAAGCATATGCAACTGTATCGGGATCATTATCTCGCCATTTCATGTTTGACCATTTCAAATATTGCATATGATTGCATTCTGGGCAGGGAACATAATATCTCTGTTGATTAGTTTGCTCAAACAATCTTTCAATACGACTGAAATCTTTTATTGTTGGCGTAGACCCAGCTACTATTTTTCTGTTCCAATAATATTCTGTTCTTCTAATACCAAGTTTTATCTGATCTCCTTCTGTACCTGCTGATGCTGGATAACCATCAACCTCATCAAACAAAACAACTCTTCTAGATACCCTTCTAAATCCACGAGCGGAATTAGCACCAACTAAAGATAATGTTCCTCCAGGAAAATTTTTCTGCAACAAAGTATTGTTTCCATCTTTCGATTTAGGATCACTTACTAATCCATGTAAACATGGAGTATCCCTTAACATAGGTTGTATTTCTTCTTTAGAGTAAGACTGACAATCATCTAGAGTCGGCTGACATACCATGATAGGACAGGGATCTTGGTGTATGTGGTATGCAATCAAATGGTTCAGAATTTTAGAATATCCGACCCTAGCACTCTTCATTAGAGTTACTTGTTCAACATTTGGGTTGGTAATGGCATCCATGATGCCTTTTTGATATGGAAGTGTTCTCCATCGACCACCTTCTGCTGAACTTTCTGCTGATAAATAAGCGTAATTATCTGCCCATTGGCTCAAACTAAGCTTTTTAGGCGGTTTAAAGGACAAATAAGCCTTTTTTTCGAGTTTTAAGAGATTATTCATGCTGCTGATAGTTCTTCTAGTGCTTCACGAACAATATCATCTAAACAAGCAACCGCATTTGCATCTAAATCAGGTATTCTTTGTTTTGCTTTAGCTGGAATGCCTAATAATTTGTTTCTTGCGTTTGTAATAATATTGCACCATTTATTTTCTACTTCTTCCATAGCTACTAACTCATTCTCTTTTACTTTTCGATCTAGTTCTAATAATTCTGCTTTTAAATGTTCTGTTCTTGCTTTACTTTCTTCATATTCTGGTATTGACTCATCTGTTTTACTAAGTCGGGATCTATGGACAACTACATTATTGTCCTT